AAACTGCTGCATCTGAAACGAAATCAGCAACTAGAGCGCCTGTTGTAAATGCTGCGCGGTTTCCGCCATCTGTTCCACCTGTGATTAGTGCTGTACCAACTGCTGCATCTGTGGCTTTTGCATAAGCAAACTCCATTTGACGAACTAGCTCAGCAAAGAATGCTGGAGAACTTCTGTCCAGAAGCTCTAAACTGAACGATTGCTGGCCGATAAATTTTTGAACACTCACTGAAACGAACGCTGCGTTTTGGTCAGTTTCTGATGGTGTACCAAACTCTGCTGCAACTGCAACTGTTGGTGCAACTGTGATCTTAGGAATTTCAAATGTCATTCCTGCATCTGGCAATGCACCGCGAGAGATTGAATCAATAAATGGACGATCAGCGTTTGAAATGCCGTTGATGACCTCTGTTAGCTGACGAGTAGGAACTAGTCCTGCGTTATCTGTTAAATCCGCTGCTGCTGCAACATACATCTTTGATGTCTCGTTGCCTAGCTGTGCGCGTACTGAATGCTCGAGATAAGAAGCCTTATCCACGATTGGGTTACGAACTGTGATTGATGTATAAGGTGCTGTTGCAGCTTTTACTTCAACTTTTGCAGCCTCTACCGTTTCTGCGGCAGGAGCGACTTCTGGAACGGTAGTGTCTGACACTTGTTCTCCTTCTGTGGTTTTTGGTGTTTCATCCTGAACTTCGGGTTCAGAAACTTTGTTATCTTCAGCAGCGACTTTTTGAACTTCGGCTCCTGGTATTGCTCCGTCTGTGACCAAGCTGACCTCTATGAGTTTAGAAGCGCTGATTGCCATGACTCCGCCTTTGTTATCCCATTCTTCAACATCTACTCCAACGCTGAAATCTGAGCGAAGCCCTGTTGCAGCTTCTTCTAGTGCATCATTGCCGGCTGTTGTCTTAGCGATCTTAAATGATGCTGTAATGCCTGTGTCATCTTGTGACCACTCCATAAGTTTTCCTAATGGGCGTGTTTGGTCATGCTGTAGAACTAACTTTGTATTTTTAGAAAATTCGATTGAATTAGGCTCGAACATTGTTGGCCCGGCTGAAGTATTGCCCTCAGCGTTCCATTGAACTATGCGACCAGCAATAATGCGAGACTCTGCATCTGCTGCCGTTAGTGTTACTGGCATTGTTATCTTCATCAGCTGTTCTCCTTGTTGTCGATCAAATCTTCTTCTTCTTGAATCTGCTCAACGCTCATTGCGCCAATGCGATTTAAGATTTCATAGACCTGAGCGCGTTGTAATGGATCGCCACGCAAGAATTCATCTAACGAAAAGCGAACCTCTGTTGTACTAGACACGAAATCTGCCATAGATAGTCTTTGCTCAATAGCAGTTAAAACATATTTCATTGAGAAGTCGATAAGCGCCTTGCGCTCCGAAATTGCGTTGCTGTATGTCATGCTTGTTGTTTCAGCGCTTACAAAATATGCAGGAAGGTTGCAAGCGCGAGCCAATTCGAGCGCGACATATTGACGAGCTTCATTCAGCTGTAGTTTTGCAGGATCGATGCCCAGCGCTTGCAACTCTACATCTGCGTTCAAGAATGCAGTTGATTTATTTAATCTTGCCGTTCTCCATGATTCAAGAAGTTTAGCAATGCGTTCTGCTGGAAGGTTTGTGCCGTTTGACTTTAATACTTGAAGAGGAACTGGCTCTTTAGCAAACGATTCAGCAGCCTGTTCAAGCGCATGAGCTGCACGAATTGTGCGCCCTGCTCTATTTAGCAAACCTTCATCTAATCCGTAAAATACAACAAGCGAACCAACGCCTTGATTAGGAACGATTGAACCATCAACTTGATAACCGATAATCTCTGTCTGTAAATGATTTAACTTAGGAGTTACACGATCTGGCGCTACACGAGTCCATGCTCGGACTCTTCCTGTGTCACCGTATTGCTCCATAACTTGACCGTACCCAATTCCCGTTAGCCAAATATCTTCGGCAAGCCATGCATAGATTGCAGAACCTGGAACTCTTGGATCGGGTTGGTTAATTACTGACGGTGCTGCAACATGAGAACCATTTAACTTTGAATAAACCTCTAATGGTAATCCTGCAAGTGTTGAGCAGATAATGTTACGCGCTCTTGCGATTGTTGGAATCGCCATTGCTTGACCGCGTGTAGCAGTAGATGGCGTAAATGTAAAGGGATTGAACGATGCTGTGTTGTTAAAGGGAGCAGGTGTAGAAGCTGCATCGACTGTGATTTGAGCAGGAGCAGATTGTGGCAAGAAAAATTCTTTAATTCCCATTGGACATACTATACACTATATGCCCAACTTTTAGACACTATCCGAACTGAATGTCAACTTCTGTCTCTGCGCGTGTCGCGAAATGTGTAACCATTGCAGCCGATACTGCGCCACAGATTATTCCGGATGCTTTTCTTCCCATAACCCAACCGCCATCGCCTCTTTGAAGCTTTACGGCAGATAACACTTGTTTGTCGAGTTCTTCTTGCCCCTCATGCACAATTCGACCACTAGATACAGCTGAGACGAACTCATCGCAACTTTGTTGATCATCTTGAGAATTTATTTCATAAACTGGAATCCCGGCAGGCGCTAAACGAGCTGCGACTGCTCCAGCCGTTGATTTGGAGTAGGCAACATTATGAACTGGGAACTTTCGAACCCAGGGAGCAATGTCATTAGCCATTTGTTTATCATCGATCGAAACTGGGTTAAACCAAGTCTGCAAAAGTGCCACCATGAAGCGATCCCCATCAATTCTTTGACCGGCCACGAGACTTGCGTGTTTTCTGTCCGGACTAAGATCGATAGCCATCCATGTATCCTTCTCACGATCAAGCTTGAAGGAATCATCCTTGCATTTTTTCCATTCGGCTTCTGAAATGACAGGATTGATCATCGAAACAAATTGACACAATATCTCGGTGCGGAATATGTCTTCACGATCTGATAATGAGTCTTTAATGTTATCTTCATGAACCGTGTGCCCTAAACTGGGATTGCTTTGATACCAGGCTTCTTTGTCATCTACAGCAGCCCCGGGTTCTGCCGACCATTCAAACCATCCAATAGAATCATCGGCTCCAGAAGCAGCAGCTAGTCCTCGTTCTCTAAATTTAAGTAGTAGAACCGATCCAGCATGACCAGCATTGGAATAAAAGTAGGCTTGAGGATTTTTATTCGACATCTGAGTAAATCGCATGGATGACCAGACATCCTCGGTATCAAATTCTCGTAATTCGTCAATGTGAATTACATCTGGGCCTGCTATACCACGAGCTGCTGAGTTTCCTGCTCTGATTAAGTAGCGAGCCCCATTTTTAAATCTAATCTCTTGGCTTCCTTTAGATTCATACTTCTTTGAAAAGTTTTCTTGCAAGATATGAGAGTCATCAATCATCTGTCCAACCTTAAAGAAGATTTCAGATGATGTAGTTAACTTATGCGCTGTTGCTAAATGCATCTTCTCGCCTAGCCTGTAAATGCCAAACAAGATTCGAAGCGCCATGAATGTTGACTTACCTTGTTGACGAGGAAGCATGATCCCGACCAATGGATGAGCCCACCTTGAATCGGCTTTGTATTTCAAGCTCTCGATTGCCAGTAGTTCTTGCCATGGGAGTAATGGAAAACCAATTTCTTTACAGAAGTCGATCATCTCTTGGCCTCTTGAAGGTAAATCTAGGCTTGGAGACATGATTCTAGGCGTTTGAGAGCCATAACGCACTTCTGTTACCCCTACCTCAGCCGATGTGAGCCCGATAGAGACGATTTCAGCCGTCATGACTAGTTCTCATCCGTTTCGAGCTGATAGTGGCTTGATGACTCGTTTTTGGGGTAAAAAGAACTAGGAAGGGTCGGGGGTGTCCTGTGACTGTCAAAAAACCTACCCCCCTTGCTTGAATTACATGATGAGCATAACACTTGAAGGTTATTCATGTTGTCATCACCACCAAGCGTACGAGGAACGATGTGATCTACTGTCAGCATCTCTTCTGTGCCACACAATTGACAGCATCTATCTCTGTTGATTACTTGTTGTCTTATCCTACGCCACTTAGTAGTACCACC